AACTTAGGTCGAGCGTATACCAGCCACGTCTCAGGGTTGCCTGACGTGGCAAGGCATACTTGCATGCCGTAACTAGTGACTCCTCCACAATGAACTTTCGAAAGTTCCACTGTGAAGGGGAATATCGCAGAGTTTCCTCTGCGACGTCACCAGGAGCTAGAACAGAGAATGCAGCAACTCGCTGCATTTCTTCCCAACACGTTACGCCGGTATTAACAATACGGGCGATGACACGCGTAGCGCGATAGACTGAACATTGATAGTCGTTATCCTTGGTTTTCCAAGGGCGACTTTTGATGCCCAGCTTCGCGTTCTCTACGCGGGCCGTTTTACGGTCATCGACTAGACACACGCACCCCGATGCTTCACTTGAAGCATATGGGGTGAGTCTCGACTTCTGGATTCGTCCAGCGATCAAGTCAGCTAGTCCAAAGAGACCCCTGCGACAAGCCTCGTTATGATACGAGACCCAAGCAGGGTAGTCCATGCCAGCTAGGCGATTACTCCATGTGCACTTAATTCTAAGTGGGGTGACATCGACGCCTTTATAAGCGTCGCATCCACAGGATTCCCTAAAGGATCCCGCCACGCAGCACTTCGCATCGTTGAACATCAAGTCCAACTTTGGAAGAATCTGCCGTACACGCTCTTGGTTTTTGAGCGGCACGATGAGGTCATCACCGAACACGTAGACCTGAGAGCACGCATTCCAGCGTGAAAGCTCAGGCTCCATGTTCATTATCGTCGCGACTGAGAGAGCCCAGAAAACTAACGACTCCACGGGGAAGCATACTGCTGACCCCATGGGCGCGAACTTTCTGAGTTCCATAACCTCTCCCGATGGGAGACGAGTAGCAGAGGAGCGACATGCGTAAAGCACGTCGAACCACCGCGCCGGGAACAATTCCCGAACTAGCGCGAGGGATACTCTGTCACTTGCCTCCTTCATATCAAGTGTAGCAATTGGCACACCTCTAGACCCCTCAAGGGCTAACTTCCTGTTAATCGTCTGATCAATAAAGTTCACACGACTACCAGTAAGTGGATGTCGAGATATGGCTTTCACCATACATCGCATCAACCCTTGTTGGATCCATTGGTACTCCAACGGCTCACATGATATTAGACGGGGACCACGCGAGTCCTTAGGCACCAGCACTACTTTCGCAGTGCCGGCTTCCATAGACTCGAATGTCTCGAGCTCCTGTAATCGATCACATAAGTGAGAATAATTGTAGAAGAAATAATCCGCAAGCGGAAAACTCTTCTCCAATCTGTTATAGAGACGCCTAAAGAACGGCTTCTCATAACACTTCTCACCTGTGGCGACAGATCCAGGACCATGACGAGGGGCAAAATCAGCCCCCAAAGGATCAACCGTGCCGAGAACCCTAGCAATAAGGTTCTTGGCTTCCCGGATGATCCAAGTCGTGGTAGCGTCCTGAACCGGCATTGACACCGGAAGTGACGCATCTGTAGCTCTAAACAAGTTAATGACGTCATTAGCTTGGTCCTCCTCAATCGGCAACTCTAACTTATAAAAAAGATAGAGTGTTTGTCGCAACTTGCCTAGCACACCCGCGAGCGCATCACTGCGTTCGCATCCATTCAGATCGAATATCTGAGCTAACCACCACCCTAGAAATAGGGGCAGTGGGGTCCGGCCACGGGTTTTAAATCCGCGGACTTGTAGCTTAGCACCGGTTGCCAAAGCGATGTCAATCGCTTTTGCATAAGAGGGACACGTTTTTGTTAAAAACGAAATCCCTTCCCGGTTGGCACGATGCCGCACTTCTGCGACATCGCGACATAACTCGACTTCTGGATATGCAGATGAACTAGCCATATCAATTAGGCTAGTTATGAACACATCGATGTAGAAGGAATCCCTTCCAATAGAACTCGCAATCTTGCGCTTTCTAATGATGGGACTGCGCTCAGATACGTACGCATCTCTGCGTACGCCCGATGGCGCATTTCCAATGCATCCAATTTGTCTTGTTGGGTTATGAATCCAAACTCGCCCGCTAGAATGCGGTCGGTATGGATTATTTCCCAGCAGACATTTTGAATGTCTTCGTCGATGTTGGCTGTTATGTTTTCCAGTGATTTTTTCATATTTCATTGGTCTACTCCAACAGCTACATAGCTAACTCATTTGATAACCCAGGTAATTCCTGCAGTCTTATATAGGACAACGATGCACCCACACACATCCGACTTCTTAATCGGAGATGTAAGTACACGCCGAAACATAGGAGGTTATGGAGCCCCTATGCCTCGAGGTTCAGAATCTTGTCCAGGTGGCCCGACAGCAAAATGCTATCGACCAGCTGGCCCACAAGGCTCTGAATGTGCGCAGTAGTGATGTAACCGTTGCTTTGCAGCGGACGATCCAGCACAAATTGACAAGACACCGACGGTGTAACACCGCCAGTAAGGGACACATCAGTGTCCAATCTCGATATCGAGGTCTTGAGCAATGAACGGATTCGCGTCTTAAACCCGGACCCAGTTGACTGGTGAGAAACCAGCAACTCGTTAGGTACCGTGGTCGCAGTCGCAGCAATCCGGCGCAGCGTCTTGTCGTTGATAAGTGAGGACACTTGAGCGAAAACTTTCGCACCAAGCGCCCCAGGTTTGGTTGCACTCCCGCTATCGGTGAGTGTCAAATCTGCAGTTAGCATTGTATGTAGCCAATTAGGCTTGTTTACTTTGTTGACTGGCGGCGGTAAAGCCACCATTGGGATGGAGTCTCACATTAGTGTGAGATTGTCCTCCCCTTACCTCCAAGGGCCGTTTGAAGTAGCAGACTACCCGCAAGGGCAGCCTGTTTCAATCTTAGGCGTCTTGTCGTGGCCACGTGGATATCCGGACGAACCGGAACGCGGCTGTATGACGACCTCACACCCCTATATAGACTAACCTGACAAGCGGGCATTAAGACGGGTAAAACCACGTCGTAACCCCCACTTATTGTGTCAGATTTCGGATACACGGTGTGCAATGTCGATTCTGAGTGCCACGCCATAGAATGGCAGAAATCACTCAGTTTGACTTCAATAGGGAAGTTATCTCTTGCGAAAGATTGCAAGAAACCGGAGATATCGACTACCCAGTCGAGAACGAATGAAAACGGTATCGCGTTCCAGATAATCGAGGGATCAAGATTGACCCCGAGAGTATCAAGTGACGTACGTATTCGTTCCTCCACTTCTCCCAGCTTAGGCACACTATAAATATAGCGCGCCGTAGCTGTATACACAGGACGTTTGATCCATCGACTTCGTTGAACGATGTCGACGGTTGGACGTTGAGTACCACTCCAGCGGTCAAACCGCGTTTGAGTGGGCCAGGATATGTTAGTGGAAGTTTCCTTCCATTCACGGTCCTCTGGCACCCCATCCGACTTCGGAATAAATCGCCGATAATGGCGAACCTGTGGCTTACCCGCAAACTTCTTGAGTAACTCTATCTTGTATGATAGGGCCTCAAGACTAGACAGCGCGCCGACAACGTCCCGTACAAATGGGACGATGCCGAACGACGCTTCTAAATGCGCACCAGTGAGACGGAGAGCGATGTCCTTAAACATCTTAGTTCTTCCGCCCTTGAGTCGAAAACTCAAGTCACTGTAAGGTAGATACTGGCCATTAGGCCGACTAGTTAGTCGGCCGTTGTGGTCGAGGTATTTTCCCTTAATACGCGCAACAGCATGACCAGCTTTGAGCCAACTCTTGAGATCTTTCATCTCAAGTACTGAGTTAACTAGCGAATTACCCTCATTAAGGTGAGGCAACATATACGCGAGGGCCTCAAAGGCCATCTCGTCCATGTTGACGCTAGGTGCAGTAGTTAGCGCCAAAGCACCATTAATTCGATCGACAGATGTTAGACGCGCGTGAGTATTACCACAGCATGAAGCTGGGTAACGCAAAAGCACGTCCGCATTATCGAACGAATTGGTCTGTAATGTGTGTACACAAGGGCGAAAACGCCCATCTGTACCCACCTCATCCGTTATAGTTTCTACCTTTTGGTAGTAGCCATTCGGAACCAAATGATTCACATCTGGACTATATGTGGTCCGCGTCGTAAATTGCCTTTTCCAAGGCGTTACGGACGTGTTCCACACAAAGTCACGAGTAGTGATAATTGGGCAGGGGTCTGATGTAGTAGTGCGGGTTCTTTGCATATTCAAGTCATAACTCGGGCG